TCAACGCTATAGACATTTCTGGCATTTCCTGCCGACAAAACATCAAAGCTGGTATTTCTTTGGGCGGGGGTAATGTTGTCAGCGTACGAGATGTTTTGTTGGAATCAAACCCGGTTGGCATTTATTTGCTTGAGGGGATGCAATGGGTGTACTTGAACAACTTGTACTATGAGGCTGGAAACATTACTCTGACAAGAAACTCAAGATCGGGAGTGCTGACTTCGTACTTGGTTTACACCGGCAGCAATGAAGATTTAGCAGTTGGTGATGCTGCATTCCCCGTCAAGAATTTGGTCATCAACAATGCAATGGAGTATTTTGGTGAAGGGAAAATTTGGCTGGACAATGTATTAAACGCCAACCTTCCTAACGGTGCCGTCTCCGAAAACACTTTATACAACGTCACGGACAGGGTTACTTTTGTAAGAGGTCACGGCATTCAAGGCGACGACCGTTTTTCAACTCTGTTGCAAGACGGAAAAACTGCCAGCACAGCAAACGGCGTTTACAAAACCTACCCGTACAACTTTATCAGCAACGGCAACATGGCCTATCCCGGTTTGCCACCGTTGCGGAATGCAACCGGTACAGCCACTGCTGCGCGTACAACTCAATCTGTAAACGGAACAACGTCATCCGTGATGGCCGTGACTTTGCCGATTGGTGAAACAACCAACACGTTCTTTTTTGTGACATACCTTGGCAATGAATTTGGCACAAACGGCGCTGAATTAGCTGCTTCAATTCGATGCAAATCGTCAACATCTGATGTGGCATCTGTTGCACTTTCGTTGAGAAACAACTCGGGCACACTTTTAACTGGAACATCTGCGTCAAAAACATCGGGTGTTACAAGTTGGTTTTCTTTGAACGCAGCGGGCAACCCTGTTCAGTTTGGCGCAACAACTAGTGTTGTGTTTTCTGTCACTGTGACTCGCACCACAGCCGCTGCTGCTGACACCTTGTACATTGACGAGTTGGTTTTGCTTCCCCGCGAATCTGACGGCTTGTCAACAATGGGCGCACAAGACCTTGATTGCGGTTTGACTGGAACTGTCACACCCACCACAGCATCCGGAAGTTGGTTCTCTGAAACAGTAAACCCCGGACTACAGCAAAACACATCATTCCGAGTTGTTGCAACTGCACGGTATGACGGAACACAAACCGCAGCAGACGTCCAAATTCAATACCTCGGCGGTGCTGATGATGGCAAATTCACCGTATGGTGCAACAGAACTGGCGTGACGATTGATTACCACATCTATCGCTTGCAACACTTGGCCCCATAAGGAGAACGCAATGCTTTGGAAAATCAACCATGTCGAACGTGCAAAATTAGACGGTTTTATTTTGCAAGTCATTTGGGAGTGCAGTGACCAGCAAGACTCACATGTGGGCCGCTTGACAGACACCCTTGGTTTTGAGATTGACGAACCCAAAGTCTCATTTGAGCAGGTCACCGAGACAATGATTGTTGAGTGGGTCAAGGAAAAACTTGGTCAGCATGAGGTAAGCCGAATCGAATCTGTTGTTCAGTCTATGATTGAAAGCAACAAAAATGCCGATAAACTTGTTGGCGCACCTTGGTCTGTCGTTTAATTTATTTTTGATTGGAGTATCAAAATGGCACTGGAAAAATTTGAAATTGTTGACCGCATCGAAGTGGTTGAAAACGGTAGCGTCCAAGTACGCACCAAAACCGCGATCAAAGAAGATGGCGTTGAAATCAGCAGCAAGTTTCACCGTCACGTTGTCGTTCCCGGCGCTGATTACAGCACCGAAGACGCCCGTGTAAAAGCCATTTGTGCGGCAACGCACACTGCTGGTGTAATTGCGGCCTACAAGGCGGCTGTTGCACAAGCGCAAGAATCTGTCGCATAATAGTGACACAACCGTACCGGTGAGGTTCACCGGGGAATCCAAGGATTCGTAAATGACTGATGAAGTCCAAGCCTTAGCGGAAGTTGACTCCGCGCAAGCACCCGAGGTGACGGCCACCACGGACAATGCACAAAATGCGCCGGTAGTAGCTGAGAATCAAGACGGTAGCACCCAAGAGGAAAAGAAGTACTCGCAGGCTGAAATCGACGCGATGATTGGCAAGCGCCTCGCAAGAGAACAGCGCAAATGGGAACGTGAGCAGCAGGCAAAGCAGGCACCCGTGCCAGCAATGCCAACGGATATTCCGACAGCAGATCAATTTGACAGCCCGCAGGCATACGGTGATTTCATCCGTGCCGAAGCTGAAAAGCTGGTCCAACATCGGGAAATCCAGAAACAACGCGCTGAGATTGAAGAAACCTTCGCAGAACGTGAGGAGGAGGCCCGGTCCAAATACGATGACTTCGACCAAGTTGCGTACAACCCGAACCTTCGCGTCACCGATGTGATGGCCGAAACCATCAAAGCGTCTGACCTTGGACCTGATCTGGCATACTGGCTAGGTAGCAACCCCAAGGAAGCTGATCGCATTTCTCGCTTGTCGCCACTGTTGCAAGCGCGTGAGATTGGTAAAGTCGAGGCAAAATTGAGTGCCGAACCTTTCCAAAAGAAAACCTCGTCTGCGCCTGACCCGATTCGTCCGGTGACCGCACGAGCAGTAAGCCCCGGTGTCACTGACACCACCGATCCTCGTTCTGTCAAAAGCATGAGCACATCGGACTGGATTGCTGCCGAGCGTCAACGACAACTCGACAAGGCACGGGCACTCCGCAACCGCTAATTTTAGGAAATCATCATGAGTAACAGTCTCTTAACCATTGACATGATCACCCGCAAGTCTCTCGAAATTCTTGAGAACAACTTGGTGATCACCCGCAACGTGAACCGCCAGTACGACGACAGCTTCGCTGTTGAAGGTGCCAAGATCGGTTCTACACTGCGTATCCGCTTGCCCGACCGCGCTCTGGTCACTGACGGTGCCGCCCTGCAAGTTCAGGACGACAACGAACAGTTCACCACTCTGACTGTCTCCAGCCAGAAGCACATCGGCATCAACTTCACATCCGCTGAATTGACCATGCAGTTGGATGACTTTGCAGAGCGTGTCTTGAAGCCACGTATCAGCCAGTTGGCCTCCACTGTGGACGCTGACGTTGCCAACGCATACAAGCTGATCGGTAACTCTGTCGGTACTCCCGGCTCTGCCCCCTCGACCGCTTTGGTGCTGTTGCAAGCCCAGCAGAAGCTGAACGAGAACGCCGCTACCATGTCGCCTCGCTACGCCACCGTGAACCCTGCCGCCAACGCTGCATTGGTCAACGGCCTGTCTGGTTTCTTCAACCCCACAGATGTCATCTCTCGCCAGTTCAAGAACGGCATGATGGGTGAGCAAGTGTTGGGCTACGAAGAAGTCAACATGTCTCAGTCGATCAAGGTCCACACTTGCGGTACTCGCGCTGCCACTGGCAACACAACCGGCGCTGCTGTGACCTCCGAAGGCGCAACCACTCTGACTCTGACTGTCGGTTCCGGTGAAACCATCGCTGTTGGTGACGTGTTCACCATCGCCGACTGCTTTGCTGCCAACCCACAGACTCGTGAGTCCACCGGTTCGTTGTTCCAGTTCGTGGCATTGGCCTCCTCGACCAGCAGCACAACTGCCACTGTGACCGTGGCTCCTATGTACTCGGCTGGTAACGCCCTGTGCACTATGGTGTCCCTGCCTGCCACTGGCAAGGCTGTCGTGTTCGTTGGCGCTGCTTCGACCAGCTACCCACAGAACATGGTGTACCACAAGGATGCCATCGCGTTCGCCACTGCTGACTTGTTGCTGCCACAAGGCGTTGACATGGCTAGCCGTGCCGTTCACAACGGTATCAGCTTGCGCGTTGTTCGTCAGTACGACATCAACAACGACCGCATGCCTTGCCGTGTTGACGTGCTGTACGGCTACAACACAATTCGTCCACAAATGGGTTGCCGCATCTGGGGCTAATCCAAGGCGGGGGCTTCGGCCCCTGTTTTCAAAATCATTTTTCGAGAGGAAATTATCATGGC